TATGGTTGTGAAAATGAAATTTTTGAAGTTCTCTTTACTTCGGGATCAAGTTCATCAAATCTTTCCATTCCTGGTGGAAGACCTTTTCTTGCAATTTCTTGTTTTAATTCTTTTCTTGCTTTTTGACGAAGAAGTTCTTTTTCCATTTTTTCTTTATTGCCAGAACGTATGGCTTCACTATAACCAGCTTCAAGAATATTAATTTTTTCTTGAAGTTGTTCAGAAAGTTTTTTTCTGATCAAAGCATTATCATATAAATTTGGAGAAAAGTTTAAATGGTCATTGAAGTTGTGCATAAAAATATTTATATAAATAATTTTATGAACTATTTATCTTCTTACTATAAAAATTTATCGGAACAACTTGAGCGCAAGTATCAGGAATTAATTTTAGAAGTCGCTGAAGCTATGCCTACTGAATTAACGGTATCACCAGTAGAACAAGATATGGCTGCTATGGCTCCACCGGCCAGAGGAACTGGAAAGCCTGCACAACCAAAACCAAATCAACAAAATCAACCAAATCAAGGTGATGGTTGGAACACACCTCCACAACCACCAACAGACCCAGGTCCACAGCCTCAAAGAGGACAGCCACCAGCTCCAACATCAGAAACTGAAGAGCAATATAGAAGAAGATTTGAAGAGTGGAGTCGCCAAAAGAGTATATATGACACTTACCGCTCGATTTGTCCAACTGGAAACTGCACTGGCCCAGATGGAAGACCTATAAGAATTTTTTATTGGCCAAATCCACCACACCCAAGTGCTCCCGGTTATGGAACTGGTGGCCCTGGAAATATAAACCCATACTTACGAGACGGTGACATATGGATTGATCAACGTGGTAGACCTCTTGTTTGGTCAACCACTCCAAATGATGTTAATCCAAAATTCCGCCCATATACTCCACCAGCCCAAAAGCCAGCAGGAACACAGGGAACCGGAAATAATACAACCCCCAGAAGAAATAATCAAAACGGTCTTCAAGTTGAACAAAAAATTAATAAACTTTTAAATTCCATAAATGAGGCTAAAGACGGATTTGGTGCCAGACCATATTATGGTGGTCGTCCTCTGTATCCAGATGACACTGTTGAAGAACGCGGATATGGTCCTTCTGAGGGTTATGGTTGGCCAGGTTATCCAACTGCTCCTAAACCGCCTTGGTGGGACGTATATGTACGTGAATGGCATACTAATTCTCCAACTCACCGCCATCCTTACGACAGAGGACCTAGACCAGGTTACGATACAATCCCAGATATGTTTCAAAACCCCAACTCGCCGTTGTATGGTGGGCCAGGCTCCCTGACTCCTGTAGTTCCAGGAGTTAGTCCCGGAGTCCAAGGTCCTCCAAGTCCAGGAACAGTTCCAACTCAAAGATCCATGACAAATTCATCTACAAACTACTATTAAAAATTATGAAGTCTTTGGAAGATACAATTCGTGATCTTGCAAAAAAGAACAAAAATAAACCATCAGTTCTTTCTGAGCAATATAGAAAACAAAACGAAAATATAAATTTTATACCACAACAAAAAAATGATCCAAGAGATTATTTAATAGGAAACTTCAGGCCATCTAATACAGGTTTCAGATGAGACTTCCTAAAAGAGCTCCCCTCCCTCAGCAGTTTAAGTTTCCTGCTGAGGGATCTGCTTTACAGAACTTTGAGGACATAAATGCAAATCTTCCTCTGGTAAACGAAAATATATTGATTGATGAAGTTGATGAGTATTTTCAAAAACAGGTAATGAATCCATCTGAAACGATGGGAGCGGAATCCGAAAATTATTGGGGATCGGAATACCAAAAAAATGTATATGACGAATTCAAGATAAAGGACAAAATCTATGAAAGATTTATCCTGCAGAAGTATGGCTCCTATCAAAATTTTGCACTGTTAACCAGAGCAGGAGATGCGGAAAACGTGTTTGATCCCTTTACGGACTTTAAGTTTGACGTGACAATAATAACAAAAAACAAGTACTACAAGACAGACCATATATCACCATTTGAATTGATCAGGGAAAGCCTCTATGGAATATGCAGCGTGGATTATAGAAAGACCAACGGCCAGTCAGACAAGATAATAGGAACACTGTACAAGAAATACATCAATCCAGCAAACATAGAAGAAAGATCCAATTTCTTTTTTCCTTTGAGGGGAAACAGAATAGTTCTCTGGAACATGGTAAAACAAGATTGGTCCTCGTTTTACATGAGTAGGGTTGTTCGATTCGTCAGAGACGATTCTACCGGAATAGAATAATAAATATTCTAGATGGCATACAAGACAAAATACATTCCTGAAAATAAGCAAAAATACGTTGGTGATCCATCGAAGATTGTATGTAGGTCTTTATGGGAAAGATCTGTATGCAAATTTTGTGATCTAAACAAAAATGTCTTGAAGTGGTCATCGGAGGGAGTTGCAATACCTTACAACCATCCAATAAAAAATAAATTGGCAAACTACATTCCAGATTTCTTGATTCAAATAAAAACAGATTCCGGAATCGAATCCTGGCTGGTCGAGGTAAAACCCAACAAGCAGACTTACTTGAAAGAAAATGCATCCAAGAGAGACAGATTGACATGGGCCATAAACAATGCCAAGTGGAAAGCAGCCCAGAACTATTGCGAAAAAAACAAATTTACTTTCAAAATACTGACAGAGAAAGAACTATTTTCAAATGCCTCTTGACAACACAATAAATAGCCTGAAAAATTATTTCAATCTGCATCAGGGCATTCAACGTGCAAATAGATTTTCCATCAGTTTTTCTGGACTTCCTGAGCAAGTTAATAGATATCAGGATGTAGAATACGTGGCCGATGAGTTTTTGCTGAATCAGCGTGCAATTGACCATGTTGCGGACAACTTGACCGGTTATGGCGTTGGAAGACTGATACCCAGAAGGCAGAGATTTTCAAATGGAATGGCTCTTTCATTTCCAGTTGGAGGAGACAATAAAATTCTTTTGTTCATGAATGACTGGATGAATTCCATTTACAGTGGTGGTTTTTCAATAGGCCCAACAACCACAAAATTTACTCTGCAATACTATGACAATGTTGTATCTTCGGCAAGAATGACCGTGAATCTACTAGATTTAAACGGTAAAACAAAAACAAGATTCATTTTTAGTGAAATATTTCCAACCGAAATACTTCCTATCAAGCTAAGCAGCCTGGATCGTGACAAGTACATGAGCGTGAATGCTGTATTCAATTACAGAGAATTTAGATACGAAAGAACATAAGATGAAAATAATAGATGAGTTGAAAACATATTTTCCAACGTATGATTTTACTTTACCAATAAGCAAAAAATCAGGAACCTTTACGCCATTCAAGGTTAAGGATGCAAAAAATCTTGGAATAGTATTGCAGGAAAACAACAAAAAACTTGCATTTTCCGCAATGGTTGATTTGCTCAAGAACAATTCAAAAGGAATAGAGATAGAATCTCTTTGCTTAGCTGATGCAGAATATCTTTTTCTTCAGATACGCTCAAAGAGCATAGACGAGATAATAAACATAGTTTTTGAGAACAACAAATATTCTTTAAACATTGGCGATGTTCTCTGCATGAATGAAAAAACAAACAACAGAATAATATTTCTCAACGAAAGCATCAATGTAGAACTTGAGACGCCAACGATAAAAACGCTGATGTCATTGAGTTCATTTGAAAAAACAGATTTGCACAGGGCCATAATAAAAAAGATAATAATAAAAAATGAAATATATGATGCCCGAGTTTTTGTTCCCGATGAAATAAAGGAATTAATAGAAAACATGCCTTTGAAAATAATGTCAGTGTTCGATGAATTTTTGAATGAACAGCCAAAGCTTTTCTACAAAATAAAACTCAATGACGGGACCGACAAGGAGGTAAGCGGTCTTCTTGATTTTTTTATCTTGCGGTAAGATATTTTGATCTTACCGACTATTACAGATCAAACTTCAAGTTGATAAACAGCTTTTCTTGGTCATTGCAGGATCTTGAGAACATGTATGTCTGGGAAAGAGAAATATACATAAACATATTGTTGGAGCACATGGAAGAGGAAAAAATGAAGAATCTCCAAAATAATTACCAAGGAATTAGCCTATGAATGAAAACAACACTTTTTCAATAGATGTGGATTCGGAAAAGGCGGCTTTTTCGGAAATGCTTAATGCCAACATCCAGACCCAAAATGATTACAAGGTAAACTTTGAACCCAAATCATTTGACAGAATAACTTTGGGCCAGATACAAGAACTTGAAAGAAATCCACAGCAAATAGAACCAATGAGGTCAATGGTTGGTGTCGTAAATACCTACTCATATTCCAGCAAGCCAATTTCAATGGCCGAAAGTGCCCAAAGAGACATAACCCAACTTAACCTTGGTTCGGATACTCAATTGCACAAAACAATGAATACTATGAGCCAGCAGATGCAAAGCATAAACAACAAGTTGAACAGCAAGCAAGACATAAGAAGCAACGAAAAAACGGCAACAGAAGAAAGACCAACAAACACTCCAAAAAATTTGATGTTTGCCGACAGACTTGCAAGAGCCTCGCAAAGACCATCATGGGGATAAAAAAAGCCCCTTTCGGGGCTTTTTTCATTCGTTCTCCATTTCAGAAAAATACTTTAGAGGGTCTTTTTCTTCGACATCCTCTGGCACAACTGGAGAATCCTCGACATCATCTTCAATGCTCTTTGATGCATTGAACTGTGCTCTGATGTCGTCACCGGTGGACTTCTTGAAGCGTTCCTTCAACTCATCATAACTCTTAAATTCACTCTTCTCAACAAAGGGCTTTAGTGCATATTGCTTTTTCCAAAGTTCCTCAAGTTTCTTGTCATCACCACCGAGCAGGGGAGCTGGTGTTGCAAATTCGCTTCTATCGTAGTTTACGTATCCACCGACATTGCGAATCTTGATCTTGAAGTCAGCCCCAGTCCAAAAGTTGAATGGATCAACTGCAACCTCATCCTGATACTCTGGATGAGCAAGGCTCTGAATCTTCTGAAAAATCTTTGTGCCATACTGATAAAGGAAGTTCTTTCCTTTGTTTTCTGGATTTGCCGGATCTTCGATGACCAAGATATTTGAGATATAGGTAAGCTTGCGCTTGCGATTTCTGGCAATATTCTTGTCATCCTCAATACCACTGTTCCAGAGTTCGGTATTGGCTTCACACACAGGACACTTTTCTCCAATGGTTGTCGGACAATTCTCGTAGAACCATCCACCTTTTCCTTTAAAGGTGTGGCTATATACTGCGACAAATGGGCTGTCTTCACCTTGAATTTCTGGCAGGAAACGGATTACAGCATATCCGTTGCCAGACTTGTCAATTCCAGGTTTCCAAATACGTTCATCCTTATAGCTTTCCTTGGATGTGAGTTTGTCCAACTTTTCAGTTAGGGTTGCGATTGAATTTTTGCTCTTTTTCTTAAAATCTGAAAAACTTGCCATATTTTGTTCCCGAGGATCTACCTCGGCCTTTCGTGTTAGAGTATATATTAAATACAGTATCAGTCAATTGGTAATCTTGCTTTTTTTATTTTGTTTTTTATAAAATTTAACTGTTTTGCCTCTTCTTCAATTTTTTCAATTATTGGTTTTGAAAGAAGCTTGCCAGCGGTTGATGGCTCTATGCTCATCTCTTCCGCCAATTCCAGAATGCAATCCATAAAGGATAATTGAGTTTTTGTTACTCTTTCCAATACTTTATTGGAAAATTTTTCTTTGGCGGTGTCATCTATGTACATGATATCACTATAACCTTTTTAGAATAAAAATCAATAATTTAATACAACTAAATATTGTAGAACTATTTAGAGGACAATATGGCCGTAGACAACAACGAAAATCTTGTTATTGAAACTTCTGGACTTACAGCATCAGTTGCCACGGACGTGGCCCAGTTTGCTGGGGTAACTGCACATTTTCAATTGATAAAATTGGCATATGGTGTCACGGGCGCAGCCACAGTTGTGTCCAGCGCAGCTCCACTTCCCGTAACAATTGCAACTGGCTTGACGGCCACAGTATCTGGTTTTACTGGAACCATGACCGTTCAAGGTGCTGGTGGTGGCGCGGTATCGGTCAGTGGAACCGTAAATGCAGTTGGAGTAAGCGGTTCTCCAGTATATGTTTCTACGCAATCTGGAACTAGAGTAGAAGTTACCGGTGGTAGAGCTATTGGAAAATCAACCGACTCTGTTTCTGTTTGGGGTCCAAATGGTCTTACGTACATTTATGCACATTTGGTAACTTCTTCTGGTACCGGTTTAGGTGTATCTGGAGACTCGTTGAAGGTTTCTGTGGTTGGTGCTACAATAAACGCCACAGTAGGAACAACTTTATCAGTTCAAGGTTTTACTGGCGCGTATCCAATAGCAATAAATGACACAAATATTTTAACAGGCATAACTGCAGTATACGGACAAATTGTTGGTCTAAGAAGTGATTTTACATCCTTGGGTGTTGGTAGACCATCAACATTTAAGACAGGAAAATTGACCGTTACCAGCGCATCTGTTGGTCAAATGGACAGTGCTGGATACACCTCGACTGCAGCCATAAATGTAAAAGCTCTATCAACAAACACAGACTTTGTTTATATTGGAAACACATCTGGATTAATAGGCTCTTCATTTGGTTATGCTCTAGATCCTGGTGAAAGCGTAGATTTGAACGTAATCAATACAAATACCATATACGCAATTTCAAACACCGGAACCCAAGTATTGGTTTACCTAGCAACATAAAATGTTTTCGTATACTTTAAATGAAGTAAAGAGAATAAAAAATTATGGTATTTCAATAAATGGAAGTACCTATGATCCTATTTTTACAAAAGGATTTTTAAATAGCAGCCCAAATGTATCAATAGTTGGAACTAGTTGTTACATAGATTACTCCAATACCACAAATATTTCTGATCTTACTTTTTTGAAAAAGTTTTTTGCGGTGTCTCCGGTGGGTACAACTTTTTCCTTGTCACAGGGTGATTATTATGATGAAGGAAAAGATGTTAGATTGGATATTTCTGGAGTATTTTCAAAGGTGTCTTCTTTAAATGACGACAAGTTAATAGTAGGCGGCATCGTATCTGGATTTACATATACCGCAAATTACTCTTACTTTAATAAAAACAACTTTGTTAAAATTCCTCAATATACTACCGGGTATACTGGAGGAGCCACAGCCGCAAACTACATATTGAACAATTTAGCATCAAATCCAGAAAAATCTTTTATAAATGCTGGTTTGATAGGAAGCTCTTTTGGCAAAGAAGAATACATTGAAATACTGGAATCTGCTTCAAACAAAGGAAAATTAAAAGTAAATTCTGCAGTAATTCTAAAGGACAATAAAGAACTTGTATATTTGAATTCTTCTCTTTCAAATGAAAACTTGGGAACCACTTACTCCAACTGCGTAATGTACGTAAGAGGAAATTCAAATCCTATAGTTCTAAACTACACCAGAAAAGAATTGGGTTGTTATGTCGTGTACGACAACAATGGAAATCAATTAAGTTGTTTTGAAAACCAAAACAGATTGCAGGCATTTTTGCGTTCTCAAGCTGAAGATGAATCTTATTCTGCATATTGGGTTCCGTGTCTTGATTGTTCACGGCTTTCGGACAACGCAATAAACGCAGCAACATCAGATAGATCCCTTTATTTTGATGCGTCAGTATTCTTTTACGTAACTGAACAATCTTTCGTGTCTTTGAATAATTCTGCCCAATATCAAATAGAGTATTCATACACTTTGCTTTCCAATGCAAATGGAAATGGAACAGCACTACCAACATCAGAAATAGAATTTAGCATTGATTATGGATTTAAATTGGATTTGAGCCATCCTTCATTAAAGCAATTTACTGTTGAATCTTATTCAGATCCTTCAAAATCTGTTCCAATGACCGAACACATATTTGAAATGGGTTTGCCCGGATATGACCAAGCAGGATTAATTTATCAAAAAACAGATACAAGTCCAAAAATAATATATTTGGAATTTTCTGGGCCAACTACGTTTAATGTTATTATAAAAGTTCAATAAAAAAAACTCCACCAATCGGTGGAGTTTTTTAAAAGTTTTAAAACTTTTTATCGAGAACGATTGCGTTGCATTCTATAATGCGTGCGACCATTGCGGCTTTCGCGAACTACGGTATAGTTCATCTCAAATCTATCAAATGCCTCGCGAAGATCGTGCATTGTTGCACGGATGTTCTGCACGCGGAACAGCTTTCTGGCCATTCCTGCAGTCAACGGTGAACCATTACGCATGTAATCAAACACTCTCTGAATCTTTGTCGGACGATCAACAGTAGTAATTTCCATATAACTTTCCTTTCTTAAGAAGTTGCTATATACTAGCACCCAATACTTGACTGTCAAGCAATTCCCTAAATAATGTTGACTGAGGAGGCTGCTATGGCAAAGACCGACCATCAGTTTGTAAGATTTGTGAAAAATCATCTTGCAGAATACGGAATGAAACTTGTCATAGGACGTGGAAAATTTGTAAATTCCGGAAATTCTCGTTGTGAGGGTTATTTTAGTGAATCCGAAAAAATTATTCGCATAGCCGGGGATAATCAATATTTTTTCCAAACTTTGGTGCATGAATACGCACATTTTTTACAGTATATCAATCAAGTTAAAATTTATACAAAGTCTGATAAAGCTGGAGTTATTGTAGAAAATTGGTTTTCTGGAAAAAATTATGATCCAAAGACACTAAAACGAGCATTTTTGCTTGTTAGAGCAATGGAAAGAGACTGCGAAAAACGAGCAGTAAAGTTAATTGATAAATTTGCCCTTAACATTGACAAAAAGTTATATGTAAAAAGAGCACATTGTTATATTTACAGCCATTTTATGATGGAAAAAACACGTAAATATGGTACTTACAGAAAAAGTCCATACTTTAGCAAAAATGTTCTCAAGATAATGCCATCAAACATGGCTGTTCTTAGCCACATATCAATCCCACCAAAAGTTTATTCAATGCTTGAATCTTTTACGATCTGAGATTTTAGGTATTTTGGAGTAAACTTTACGATTTCATTGTTTCCATATGGCCATCTGTCATCATTTGACAGAAATCCATAATGTATCAACGCATCTATATGCTCATCTAGCATATCAAGGGTTACTTGATCTACGTAATACTTGAAGTTTCCGTCTAATTCTATTGGATTTACTTCTTTGCAGTTTTTGTATTCTGCAACTGCAAGATCAGAGATCTTTGCAAGGTTTCCAAGGACTTCAAGTGATTTGGCGCATTGAAAAAAAAGATCCTTTTTGACGGGATCTTCTTCTTTGCGAGCCAAGTTCCGAATTTCGTAAACTAGCTCAGGGATTTTCATTGTAACTCCTTACGTTAACGTTAGAAGATACTTGGTTTGTTGA